AGCATGCTGGCTTGACCGCAATGGGGTCGAACTTATAGGATAAGTTCGCTACGTCCTGGGACGACATTAAACTCACCCCGTGTACAGGGATTACGCGTAGCTACGAGCAATTTCCACCCACTGTTATGTATACCAAGGGGGCTTCTAGAGTAGTTTTTAGGTTCTACTCTTAATTGGACCATGCAGGAGGGATTTCAAAACCCTGAGTCGGATACTGTCTTAACGAGACGCAGTATACCGGACTATAAACCATAGACGATCGTTACGAGAACAAGTTTTATTACCTCGAAGGTTACTGGAGCCTATCGTCCAGTGTCGAGAAAATCTCTTTTTACTTCCACAATTCGCAATATGGCAAGAAAAAGAGTTCATTACAAAACGTTTGCATATGATGATGAAACAGGGGCTTTGCTCTACAAGATTCATTGTATTGCTCACAATGCTTTAGTTGAAGATGGCGATTTATCTTCTGCATTGATGAATGTCATGCATAAGGTGAGGGTTTTATCGCGACTACGGCAAAGTAATGATTACGTGCTGTTCACTAGTGAGGAGACGGATAGCGAGTCCGACTCATATGTTTCACAAAGTGGCAAGCTTTCTGAACCTAGAAGTCCTTCGAAGAAGAGACGTGACAGGAAACGAAAGGCAGCGCAACTCCAGAAGGCACGAGAACAATCGTTGTTTAACGACTATGATTTTGTTCCCGAATACCAGATGACATATGAATACATTGTAGCTTCCGAACAGGAGCAAACTTACATGGATTCACAGTCTGGTAGCCTTCCAGCGGGGCAGGATGCAAATCCGGACATTCAAACGTCAGAACAAGAGGATCAGGGGGCAATTACCACCGGATTCAATACAGACGTACCTGGAAACATGTTCGCATCAAAGACTGCAACTGATCCATTGAGGATGGATGGTTATGTAGAAAATTTCGATTTATCAACTTTCTTACAACGACCATTACAAATTTATTCAGTGGATTGGAATGTGGCGGACTTTCTTCGGGAAACTTTTCGTCCTTGGACTTTGTACCTATCACATCCCGCTATTGTTCGTAAATTGGATAATTATCTTTACATTCGAGGAACATTGAAAATCACATTAATGCTTAACGGCACCCAATACCATTATGGTAAAGGAATTTTGTCTTACAATCCCTTGATTTCGGGTAATCAACCATTGCGAACACCTGGATCTGCTCCGGTAATTGACAATGTTACATATTCCCAGAGACCTCATATTCTTTTTGAC